CTAATAAAAGACGATACTACATACATTCATACAACCTACTTAGATAACCTTAACAACCTTTCGCCTTCATTCATTAGTCAGGTAGAATACATTAAGAATCATAGACCTGAAAAGTACAAGCATCAAATACTTGGTGGGTGGTTAGATAAAGCTGAAGGAGTAATCTTTAGTAATTGGTCAATAGGCGAGTTTAAAAACTGCGGTACTGTTGTATTCGGTCAGGATTTCGGATTTAGTAATGACCCTAGTACGTTAGTTGAGACGTCAATTGATAAGGCGAATAAAAAGATTTATCTAAGGTTACATTTCTACAAGGCAGGATTAACCACTTCAGATATTTACTTTCTAAACAACCAATACGCTGGACAAAGTCTAATCGTAGCGGATAATGCTGAACCTCGTTTAATTAGTGAGTTAAAAGCTAAAGGTTTAAACATGACAGAAGCGGTTAAAGGGCAGGGAAGTGTTACTTTAGGAATAGCTTTACTACAAGATTACGATTTGATTGTAGATGAACAAAGCATTGATTTACACAAAGAGTTGAACAACTATTCATGGTTAGAGAAAAAGAGTAAGACACCTTGCGATAATTACAACCACGCAATAGACGCTTTAAGATACGCTGTAACCTATCAACTAGAAAACCCTAATCGTGGAACATACGCAATATATTAACGTAGATATTCAAGAATACAAAGCGGTAGTTCAGGCTTACCTATTAGAAAAAACAGGTAGGAAGATAATGATTGTATTTGATGACCCTATGCGATTCAATCTACACTTCAAAATGTTGTGTCATTGTTACGACATTGCAACTGCCTATTACAAAAAGAATGATTAATTGTTAAACAAATGATGAAGCAAGAAATACAAGTACCAACTAAGTTAAGTGATATTACGCTAGAGCAATTCCAAGCGTTCAATCGTGTTTTAGATGAGACTGATAACGAGACTTTCATAGCACATAAACTAATAGCTATATTCTGCAAAATTAGAATGAGCGATGTGATACGTATTAGGCAAATTGATAACGACTCAATAGCTGAGATACTACGTAAGATGTTAGAGGGCGAAAAGAAGTTTATACAACGCTTTACTTTAGGTGGTAAAGAGTTTGGTTTCATTCCTAACTTAGAAGATATTTCTAGTGGTGAGTACGCTGATTTAGACAGATACATTTCAGATTGGGAGACGATGCACAAGGCACTAGCTGTAATGTATAGACCTATCACTAAAACGAAAGGCGACAAGTACGAAATAGAGCCTTATGAGGGTAGTGCTACTTATTCAGAGGTAATGAAATACGCACCTTTAGATGTAGCGTTTGGTTCGTTGGTTTTTTTTTACCATTTAGGCAACGAGTTATTGAAAGCTACCCTGAATTATTTGGAGAAGGAAGTGAAGGACATGAGTACACAGCACAAGCACAGTTCAACGGAAAGTGGGGGTGGTACAACTATTTCTACGCACTCTCTAAAGGAGATGTTAGAAACATTGAGAGCGTTGCAAAAATCGGACTATTTCAGTGTCTTACCATTCTTTCCTACGAAGCAGAGTTAAACAAGATTAAACGATGAAGCAGTCAGAAGTACAAAAAGAGTTAGAGTTATTTAAAAAGCGTGTTATTCAGCAGGCTAAAAGTAACTTGACGAAGATGGGTAAAAACTCAACAGGTGCTTTGCATAAAGGATTGAAGGGAGATGTTACTGTATTTAAGACAGGTAACTTTGCATTGGAGTTTGATTTGGGTAAGTACGGAGAGTTTCAAGATAAAGGGGTAAGCGGTAAAAAAAAGAAATACAATACACCGTTTAGTTATAAGTCAAAGATGCCACCTTCAAAAGTATTTGAGCAATGGGTAAAGAACAAAGGCATAAAAGGTAGAGATAAGAAAGGACGTTTTATAACAACTAAATCGTTAACGTTTTTGATTGCACGTGGAATATTTAACAACGGTATTAAACCTAGCTTATTCTTCACTAAGCCTTTCGAGAATGAGTATAAGAAACTAAGTGATGATTTAGTAGAAGCATTTGGATTAGATATAGATGAATTTTTAAAATATACAGTTAATGGCACTAAGTAAAGTATTTGCACGTTCACCTTATTTCGTTCCTGTAACGGGAGTGTTAAACGATAATGTAAGGTTAGATTTATACATTTGGAATGACCCTGACCTTATACCAGTAACACCTACTAAAACACTTAGTAAGTCAATTGTAACAGGTACTGAAGTTAACTTTAATATATCGCCTTATGTGCGTGAGTATATTAACGCTAGACCTGCACACGTGGTAAGTGCAAACTATCCTGCTGCTGAATACGATTTGTATTGTCAATGTAGCGTTGATGTATTTATAAATGATGTTTACGATTCTACTATAAGCAACTTATATTGCTTCGATGGGTACGGAACATTCGAGCAAGGTTATAACATTAACTTAGGAGACTATTTACTAGACGAAGGAACGTATTACTATTATTCAGGTTCAACAGGATTAAACGGAACATTAACTTTTTTAGCTGACAATTCAGGTTGGAGTGCAAAGTATATCGAAACTGATACGCTAGATGAAACAGTAGTAAGTTTAGGAACTACAGGAGTAAAAACTATAGACCGTGTACACTACCAAACTTTAGGTAATACTTTAGAGATTTATAACGAGTTTGATGTATTGCAAGCTACTTATATTTTCCTACCTAGAGACGAATGTAAATATACACCTGTAGCACTTGACTTCATTAATAGATTTGGCGTACCACAGCGTGAAATATTTTGGAAAGCATCTTACAAAAACTTTGAAGCAACTAGCACACCTTTTAAAGCAATGCCTTCAAGTGTAGACTATGACACGTCACAAGCTATCAACAAAATAATGAATGTTAACGGTAAAGAGATTATTAAAGTTAATACTGATTGGGTAGACGAAAACTACGCTTATACGATTCAAGATATGTTACTTTCTGAATCAATGAATTTAGATGAAATAGCAGGTGGTACTACTTATCCTTGCAAATTGCGTACTACTTCAATTGAAATGCATAAACACATAAACCAAAAGTTGATTAACTACACTTTAGAGTTTGAACGTGCATACGATAAACTTAATAACGTAATATGAGAACGGTACAGATATACGTAGAAGACCAGCGTCTAGAATTGTTTGCAGATGAGACAATGACAGTGAATTCGTCTACTCAGAATATTTACGATATTGCCTTAACGTTTACAGATATTTCAAGAACGTTCACTATCCCTGCAACGCCACACAACAACGCTATATTTGAACACTACTATAACAACGACTTAGACACAACTATAAATCACTCACGTAGAAGAAACGCACGTATAGAAATTGATTTAATACCATTTAGAACAGGGCGCATTCAATTAGAAAAGTCAGCAGTTAAAAACGGTAATGCAGATTTCTACACGGTTACATTCTACGGTGATTTTGTGAGCCTTAAAGATGTTATACTAGAAGATAAACTAAAAGACTTAGACTATACAGATTTAAACCACGACTACTCAGGAGCAGAAGTACAAGCACGAATAGAAGATGTAAATGATGTGCAGTACCCTTTGATTAGTTCTGACAGAGTTTGGCAGTACGGAGACACTACAGCAAATGATATTAGTATTGTTGGTGGCGCAATAGGTTATACTGAATTATTTCCTGCGGTTTCTTATCGTTCTATTTTAGGCTTGATTGAATCGAAATATAACATCACGTTTACGGGTTCGTGGCTTAATAACTCGCCAAGATTTAGAAGTGCGTTTTTGTGGTTTAAGAATAAAGAACGTTTTGATTTTTACAGTTCGCCAGAGTTAATAAGTTTTCTAGGTACGGCAGGAACACCACTATATGACAACGAAGTAGTAGTAAGTTACATTGATGCAAACACTTTAATTGTTCCACCTTACGATAATGTTTACAACGTTAACCACAAAATAACAATTACAATCAATACAGCTTCAACTGCTGACTATATTTTAGACGTTTACCGAGATGGATTGTTAGTTAATTCATTCCAACGAAACACTACAGAGATTTACCAAGTAGCAAACATTAACAATGTTGCAGGTATTTTATACACTTACTCATTTAAGATACGTTCAAATGCTAGTATGTCGTTTGATGCAGATATTGACTATTCGATAACATACACACAAGTAGAATACGGAGCAGGTTCATCAAACGGTGCAAAAGATTTGACGGATAACTCAGGAACAATCACAACTACTACGTTCACGGATTTAGCATCAATAGCACCTGATATGAAAGTGTTAGATTTTATTGCAGGAATATTTAGGCAGTTCAATTTAGTTTGTTACGGAGATGGAACAGATACTTACAGAATCGAACCTTTAGAGGATTTTTATAATTCAGGAACTATTTTTGACATTACAAAATACGTATCAAGTGAAAGCGTAGAAGTGTCAAGACCTATTTTATTTAACAACGTATCATTTGAATATGAGAAGTCTTTAAGTTTTATGAATGTTGAATTCTACGATCTATTTTCACGTGAATACGGAAGCATTAAAAATACGTTTGGATATGATGGAGGCGACTATACTATAAAGCTACCATTTGAGACTTTACTACATAATAAATTCACAGGCACAAATATTCAAGTAGGCTACTGTTTAGGAACTGAACCAGAGTATAAGAATTATATTCCTAAGCCCGTTTCACTATACAGAAATGAAAAGGTAAGTATTGGAGTAGGTGCTAGTTTAAAATTTTATGACGGTTCAAGTACGGTATCAATTACTGATTATGTTCCGTTTGGTCAAGATGCTGAAGATTCAGGAGAAAACTATTCGTTAACATTTGGTAGTGAAATTTCATCGTACACTTTAGAGGTAGAGGGTAACTCACTTTACAGAACGTACTATGAAAACTACTTAGTCAATCTATACAATCCAAAAACACGAATGATAAATGTAAAGGCTAATTTACCTTTGGGTATATTGGAAAGTTTACGCTTAAAGGATTCTATAATAATTCGTGAAAAGAAGTATATCATTAACGATATGACATCTAATTTGACAAGTGGCGAAGTAGTGTTTAACCTTATATCGAATTGGAGACAATCACAAGACTACGGTCAAGTATTTAACAAAGGTTGGAGAGCGCAAACGCTATACTACACTAAGCAAATACCTGAAGGTGTAACAATCACAATAGGTACTGTTTATGAGACATCATTTAGTACACCGAGTGCAACTACGTTAAATGCAGGAGATAGTTTATCGTTTAGCGTTACTGCTAACTTAGGAGCGTTTAGAACAAATACCTATCCTATTACAGTAACAAATAACGGAGTATCAACAACACAATTCATAGTAATAAACCAAGAAGCAATATGATAAGACAGATTTTACAGATGTTACAAATAGACGATTTTATCGGAAGTAGCGAATACATAGATATAGCCAAAGGTAGAAACGAAATACCTAAGACCTTTAGAAAAACATTAACACAAATCAAACGTCAACAAGCATGGAAAAAAAGACAGTAATAATTGAAGTACAAACCGAAGATGGTGTAAAGCAGTTAGATAGACTTAGTGCAAAGTTTGACGAGGTTTATGGCGATGTGTTACCTTTGACAGCGAGCATTGGAGAGTTGGAAGACCAACTTTACCAAATGGCTTTAGAGGGCAAAAAAGGTACTGAAGAGTTTAACTTACTAGCACAAGAGGCAGGGCGATTAAAGAAGACTTTACAGCAAGTTGACTTAGAGGTCGATGGACTATCTATGACTACTGCTAACAAGTTGGGTGGTGCTTTAGGTGGTGTTACGGCAGGCTTCGAATTGGCTCAAGGTGCTATGGGTGCAATGGGTGTTGAATCAGAGAAAGTGCAAGAAGCATTGCTTAAGGTTCAGAGTGCTATGGCTATTGCACAAGGTGTTCAAGGTTTAAAGGAATCTATACCCGTATTTAAAGCAATTGGTGCAGCAGGTAAAGCGGCGTTTCAAGGAATAAGAGGTGCGATTTTAGCAACGGGAATCGGTGCGTTAATAGTTGGTGTAGGATTGCTTATTTCTAATTGGGAAAAGGTAACAGCAGTAACAAAAAAAGCATGGGACGCTAGTAAAAATATGGTGTCCGACTTTTCTAGTAAATACCCTAAAACGGCAAAGGCAATTAAGACTTATTTAGAGTGGGCGTTCTTGCCTATTACGCTTGCTTACAAAGGTGCTATGAAGCTATACGATGCTTTGTCTGGAACTACCGAAGCAAGTAGAAAAGCGGCAGCAGTAGCAGAGGCAAATCATCAAAAGCACATGAAGCAACTAGATGACGAGAAAAAGGCACGCGATGAAAACTTAAAAGGGCTAGACCGTAAGATTGCGTTACTAGAAGCTGAAGGAAAGTCTACTATTAAGTTGCGTGAAGAAAAGATTAAGCTACAAAAACAAGAAGCTGAAGCGAACCTAGCATTTGCCGAATACATGAAAGGCAGAATGAAAGGAAACGAAATCTTTGAACAATCATTTACTGACATGGTTTCCGCTGCTAAGGATTCGTTAAACAACATTGAAGTAGAAGAGAAGAAACTAACAAAGGAAAAGCAAGATTTAAATAAACAACAAACTGAGGATTATAAGTCTAAACTACAAGAACAAAAAGATGCTTTAGCTGAAAAGAATCAACAAGAACTAGATGCTGAAAGAAGAAAGTTAGAGGATTTAGAATCAATTGCTTTAGCTGAAGCTGATATTTTAACCGATGCGCAAAAAAGAGAAATTGACGAAAGACTAGAACGTGCTAAACGAGATGAAGAAATAGAGCAAGAACTATCTGCATGGAAAATTAAAAATTGGGAAGCGGAAGCCGCAGAATCTAAACGTTTAGAAGATGAGAAACTAGCTAATAAAAAGAAAGCAATTAAAACTTCTATTGACCTTACTCAACAATCGTTAAGTGTAATAGGAGACTTAGTAGATTCATTTGCAGGTAAAGATGAAGCAAGCCAAAAGAGAGCGTTTAAAGTAAAAAAAATTGCTGCTATTGCAAGTGCAACGATTGACACTTATAAAGGTGCAAGTTCGGCTTATGCTGAAACTCCAGGTGGTGTTATATTAAAAACTATTGCTGCTAGTATTGCCTTAGCTTCAGGACTTGCAAAAGTTAAAGCGATTAGTGCAACTCAGTTTGAAGGCGGTGGTGTAAGCGGTGGCGGTTCGTCTGCTCCAAGTTTACCACAATCACAACCTGCTCAATTTAACATCGTAGGCAATAGTGGTACGAATCAGTTAGCAGGTGCAGAAGGTGGCGGTGTAATGAAAGCCTATGTTGTAAGTGGAGATGTAACAAGCGCACAAAGTTTAGAACGTAATAAAATAGTAACAGCAACCCTATAAAATTGTTTAATAAATATGAAAAAGCTACAAGAAATAGAATTAACTATAAAAGACGAAAAAGAAGATGGTGTTTTTGCTATCAGTCTAGTAGAAAATCCTGCAATTGAAGAAGACTTTGTTTACCTATCGAAAGACGAGGTACAACTTAAAGTAATTGATGAAGATAAAAGGATCGTTGTAGGTTTTGCTTTAGTGCCTGAAAAGCGTATTTACCGAGTTATGCAAGGTAAAGAGTTTAATATCTACTTTTCAAAAGATACAGTAAGACAGTCTGCTGAACTATTCATGAAGAAAATGAATACTCAAAATTTCACTTTAGAACATGAGCAAAAAGTGGAAGGTATCTCTGTAATAGAATCATGGATTGTAGAAGACCCTAAAAACGATAAGTCTAACATTTACAACTTAGGAGCAAAAGGTGGAGAGTGGGTAGTTATGTCAAAGGTATATAACGATGCAGTTTGGAATGAAATCAAGTTAGGGAAATACGGTGGCTATTCAATCGAGGCAATGTACGATGGCTTTGAGCAATTGCAAAGTAAAACACAAGAAGAGTTATTAATCGAAGAGTTAAAACAAATAATAAATAAATAAAATGGCAACACAAGTTACACCAATGTACAATGCTTTAGCAACTTACAGAGCGTCATTAAACGCTTTTACACCAATTGCAGGAGTTACATTTTCATTAAAAGGTTCATCTACGAAGACCGTAAAGATTCGTAAAATAGGATTTTCAGCAACAGCAGCTACGGGTGCTGTATGTGATGTTAAGATTGACAAACTAAGTGGTTTAACGGGTGGTACTGCTGCTACAATTACGGGCTTTGCTTTAGATTCTGCAAGTGGTGCTTATTCTGCAGTTGCTCAATCATGGAGCGGAACAGTTGCAACACCTACAACGGTAGGAACAATTGAGAACACACGTTACGAGATTGTAACGGCTGCGGTTTCTGTAAACCCTCAAAAGGTAGTAGTATCATTCGGAGACGAAGAAAACGGAGTTCAATATCCTACATTAAGAGGCACTTCTGAATGGGTGGCTATTGTGTTTAGTGCTGTAGGTACAACTCCCGTAGCTGATTTATGGATTGAATGGACTGAGGAATAATGGCAAAGATTAAAAAACCAAAGAAAGAAGACCTAGAAAAAGCACAGTTAGGTCAAGGATTAGGAAGCACAGTTAATCAAGGTGTTTCTGACATTAACCATAGTAACGTAGCAACAACAACTGTTACAGTTAGAGGGTAATTTTGTTTAACTAAAAAAAATAAATAATTATGAGTGAATTAGACCGAGTTTACAAACAACTCTTTAAAAAAGAAGAAGTGAACCTTGCTTCACAAGAAATTAAATTGGCAGTATCTGACGAAATTAAATTCCATGTGAAATCTGCTTCGCAATTTGCTGCTGATGTAGCTAAAAAGAAAGCTATTATCTTGAAGAATGTTGCTGCAATTAATGACGCTTACAAAACGATTGCACCTAACCAACAATGGGGCAAAAAAGTTTTAGCAAATGCAGATAAATTTAAAGCATCGTTAGATAAACTTAGTAAAGAATTAGGTATTTCGATTCAAGGAAGTGAGCCTGATAAATTACTTTCTGAGTTGTACATGTTAGCGCAAGATGGGCAAGGAGACATTGATGACATCAACTCAGCGTTAAAATCTATTGGTAAATAGAAAATGTTACAAATTAGGTTTCTAATTGTTTAACTAAAAAATAAGTAAAATGAGTATTAAAGAAAACGTAAACAAAGTACTTCGTTCAGTAGGATTGAAAGCGGAAGAGATTAAACTTGCTCAAATGATGCTTGCAGATGGTGTTACTGTCATTGAAGCGGAAGCATTCGAGCCTGAGTATTCTGTTGGAATCGTACAAGAAGAAGGTATTGTGCCTTTACCTGTAGGAGAGTACACTTTAGAAGATGGTCGTATTTTGACTGTAGAAGTTGAAGGTATCATCGCAAGTATTCAAGATGCAGTTGAGGAAGAAGCACCAATGGGTGGTGTACCTGCTGAAGCACCTGTAGCTGAAATGAGCGAGCCTGCACAAGCTAAAAAGATTGTTGAGTCAATCGTGAAAGAATCTTTCTTCTCAGAAATGGAAGCAATGCGCAACGAAATCACAGAACTTAAAGCGCAATTATCACAAAAAGAAGAAGAGAAAGTTGAACTTTCAAATCAAGAGCCTGCGGTTGAACCTATTCAACACAACCCAGAGCCTAAACAACAAGAAGTAAACTTTAAAATTGCACCGTCTAGAGCAAAAAATACAATGGATAGAGTTCTAGAAATGATTAGTAAATAAACCTTTAAATAATAAAATAAATAATGGCAACAACAACTTCGATTACTACAACTTATGCTGGTGAGCATAGCGGTAAATGGGTAGCAGCAGCTTTGCTTTCAGGTAACACTTTAGCAAACGGTGGATTGACTATCTTACCAAACGTTAAATACAAAACTGTATTAAACAAATTAGGAACTGATGGACTTTTGAAAGATGCAACTTGTGATTTTACAGCTACTTCTACAGTAACTATTACAGAGCGTACTATCACTCCAAAAGAAATTCAAGTTAATCTACAATTGTGTAAAAAAGATTTCCATAATACTTGGCAAGCTGCTGAAATGGGTTACTCTGCACACGATGTATTACCAAAATCATTCGCTGACTATTTGATTGCTTATGCTGCTGCTAAAGTTGCTGCTTCAATTGAGACTTCTTTATGGTCAGGTGCTACAGGTACATCAGGACAATTCAACGGATTTGAAACATTGTTAGCTGCAGATGCTTCTTTGCCTGCTGCACAAGAGGTTGCAGGAACTACTGTTACAGCTTCAAACGTTATTACTGAGTTAGGAAAAATCGTTGACGCAATTCCTGCTGCAGTTTACGGAAAAGAAGATTTAAGAATTTACGCTTCTCGTAACATCGTTAAGGCTTACATTCGTGCATTGGGTGGATTCGGTGCTTCAGGATTGGGTGCTAATGGTGTTAATACTCAAGGAACAACTTGGTACAATAACGACTCTTTGACATTCGATGGTATTCCTATCTTTATGGCATCAGGTATGACTTCAAACGTTGCTATCGCAGCAGAGGCTTCTAACTTGTTCTTCGCTACAGGTGTAATGGACGACCAAAATGTAGTTAAAGTTTTGGATATGGCAGACTTAGATGGTTCTGAAAACGTGCGTGTCATTATGCGTATGGCTGCAGGAGTTAACTACGCTAATGTTGAAGACATCGTTACATACGGTATCACTAACGCAGCTAACTAATAACTAATTATTAACTAAGAAGGGTGGTGCAATATACACCGCCCTTTTTTAATACATAAAACTATGGCATGTGATATTGCAGCAGGGCGTATAGAGCCTTGTAAAGATTCAATCGGAGGTTTAGATGCTATCTACTTTGTGAACGATGGCGACCTAACAGGATATACGATGGACTCAACTAATACAGACGTTATTGAAGCTGTAGCAGGAACTCCAAGTGCGTATAAATTTGACTTAAAAGGTAATTCTACTTACCAAGAAGATATTGTTTCTTCTCGTGAGAATGGAACTACTTTCTACCAACAAGTTTTAACAGTTACATTAAAAAAATTAGATGTAGCAACTCACAAAGCGGTTAAATTGTTATCTTACGGAAATCCTAAAGTGATTATTAAAGATAACAACGGAAACTTCTTTATGGCAGGTAAAGACTTCGGAATGGACGTAACAGGTGGAACTGTTGTAACAGGTGGAGCAATGGGCGACCTTTCAGGATATACTTTGGTATTGACAGGAATGGAAAAAGCACCAGCTAACTTCTTTGAAGCAACAACTGAAGCAGGTTTAACAACTGCAGGATTTACAATCGTTCAAGGTTCATAATCTTAACTAACTACTTAAAGCCCCTATTCGTTAATTCGTTTAGGGGTTTCTTTTTGCAACAAACTAGCCTTAATATTGTTTAATAAGTATGATAGTATTAAGAGAAGATACAAGCGCACAAACGTTTAAATTTATTCCACGTGTTTACGAAGCGGATAGTATGACGTTTACTCACGAAGAAACGGGAGAGGTGCTATCTTATGACATTGTTCCAACTGCAACAACTTATTACCTTTCAGTTACTGAGATTGTAGCATTAAAAGAAGGTCATTTTTACAAGTTTACGGTTTACAACGGTACTGATGTAGTCTATAAAGACAAAGTATTCTGTACTAACCAAACTATCGAAGCATTTAGCGTAAACAATAACGAACATACACAACATTCATCTGATAACGATTTTATAATTTATGAGTGATATACACGTACTACAATTATCGAAATACACACAACCTGAGATAGTAGAAGATACTAGAAATGCTTGGGTAGAGTATGGAGAAAATAATGATTACTATGAATGGTTAATGTGCCGTTATCGTAATTCAACAACGAACAATGCCGTAATTAACAACATGGCACGTTTGATTTATGGTAAAGGACTTGATGCAAGAGATGCAAACCGTAAGCCTAATGAGTACGCTCAAATGAAAATGTTATTTTCTAATGAGTGCTTGCGTAAAATATCTTTAGAGGTTAAGTTATTTGGGGGTTATGCTTTACAAATCATCTATTCAAATGATCGTAAATCAATTGCAAAAGTAGAACACTTACCTATCTATTTAACAAGACCTGAAAAGTGCGATGACAAAGGCAATATTAACGGCTACTACTATTCGGATAATTGGGAAGATGTAAAGAAATTCGTGCCAAAGTACATTCCTTCGTTTGGCACATCACAAGCATCTTTAGAGATTTTAGTAGTAGGTCAATACTCAGTAGGTAGAAAATACTTTCATAGAGTAGATTATGAAGGATGCTTAGACTATTGTGTACTTGAAGAAAAGATAAGTGAGTTCTTAATCAATGACGTTACTAACTCTTTTAGTGGTACTAAGGTAATTAACTTTAACAACGGTAAAGGAACGGAAGAACAACAACGTCAACAAGTAAATAAAGTAAAATCTAAATTAACAGGTTCTACAGGCGACAAAGTTATTATTTCGTTTAATGATAATCCAGAGTCTAAAACTACTATTGATGATGTTCCTTTAGATAACGCTCCGGAACATTACTCTTATTTAGCAACGGAAGCTAGAAACAAGATTTTAGCAGGTCATACAGTTACAAGTCCTATGTTGGTAGGTATTTCTCCCGATGGTCAAGGATTCAGTTCTAACGCTGAAGAAATTAATACAGGCGGTTTGTACTTTTACAATACAGCAATTAAACCACTTCAAGAATTGTTGTTAGATGGTATCGAAAAGGTTTTAGCATTTAACGGAATCGTTTTAGACTTGTATTTTAAACGTTTGAACTTACTTGAAGATTTAGAAGCTACACAACAAGCAAATGAGGTGGCTATGAGTAAACAAAAGTCTTTAGATGAGAAATTATTTAACGAGTTAGACAAATACGCTGATAATGATTTAGAAGATTGGGAGTTGATAGATACGCAAGACGTAAACTATGAATTAGAAGACCAAGAAGATGCTTATTTACACAAACTAAACAACCCTAAACAAAGTTTATTAAGTAAGGTTTGGGAGTTTGTAAGTACGGGAACTGCAAGACCGAATATTAAGAGTGAACAAGATGGAGAAATCTTTAAATCTCGTTACAGATATGTAGGAGAGATTAAAGACAATTCAAGAGAGTTTTGTAAACGAATGATTAAAGCAAATAAGGTCTATCGTAAAGAAGATATTATTGCAATGGGTTCACAAGTAGTTAACGAAGGTTGGGGGGCTGAAGGAGCAGATACTTACTCTATTTGGTTGTACAAAGGTGGCGGTGCTTGTGGTCATAAATGGGTGCGTGAAACGTATCTAAGAAAATCAGATGCTAACTCTCCACTTGCAAGAAAGTATACACCTGCAGAAGTTCGTAAAGCTGGAGAGATTGTACCTTTGACTGATAAAGACAAAAACGGAAAAGCAGTGAATGACCAACGAGTTTACACAGCACCAAAAGATATGCCTTACGAAGGATTTTTACCAACTAATAAACGCTTTAACTAATGGCACAGGCATTATTCATAACTAGAGAAGATATAGTAAAATTCACAGCCTTAAATGGAAATGTAGATCCTGACAAATTTATTCAGTTTGTTAAGATTGCACAAGACATACATATCCAAAACTACTTAGGTACTGACTTATTCAATAAGATTAATAACGATATTGTAGCAGGTACTATTACAGGCAACTATTTAACGCTTTTAAACACTTATATTAAGCCTATGGTAATACATTGGGCTATGAGTGAATACTTACCATTTGCAGCGTACACAATAGCAAATAAAGGAGTATATAAGCATGGTTCTGAAAACTCGGAAAGCGTAGCTAAAAATGAAGTTGATTATCTAGTAGAAAAAGAGCAAAGCATTGCTAAGCACTACACAGAAAGATTTATTGATTATATGTGTTTTAATCAAAGTTTGTTTCCAGAGTATAACAGTAATTCAAATGGAGATGTATACCCTGACAGAAGTAATAATTTCGGAGGTTGGTTTTTATGAGTAAGAGATACGCACCAAAAGACGAGAACGTCAAGAAGTTAAAAAAGTATTTACTGAAGCTAAGTAAAGAGGAAAAGAAATGAACGGATTTTATCAATTTACGACAAAAATAAAAGATACTTTAAAGTTAGACCCATTCGTTAACACAGTTACTTATGGAGATATTTTTCAAGTTGATTTAAGTAAGCAGACTATATTTCCGCTTTCTCACTTAGTAGTAAACAACGTAACTAAAGAGTCAAACGTTATGCGCTTCAATATTTCTATTCTTGCAATGGATATTGTAGATATGACAAAAGACGAAACAACGGATATTTTTATTGGTAACGATAACACGCATGATATTTGGAATACTCAGTTAAAAGTTTTAGATAGACTAACAGAACTTTTAAGAAGAGGTAGTATTGTTTCAGATGGCTACCAACTAGACGGAAACCCTACTTTTGAGCAATTCACAGAACGATTTGAGAACTACTTAGCAGGTTGGACTGTTACATTTGATGTTATCGTAGCTAACGACATGACCATTTGCGTGGTTGGTTCTAGTGGTAGTACTTGCTCTCCTGCAGGTTACTTAATCAAAGATAGCGCAGGAAATACTTTGTATAACGGCAGTATCGCAAGTGGAGAGGTTGGAACTATTACAGTAGAAGATTCAACAGTTGAAAACTCAGATGCTAGTTATTCAGCTAGTATTTTAGCAGAAGGAAGCTTAGTATTGCCTGACATTACAATAAACGTACAAAACTCAGCTTTAACAGTAGTTAATACAGCAACAGTAGCAAGTGTTCAAGACGTAACAATTAGTGCACCTGATGGAACTATAAACATCAAAAAAACGGGCGATGGTACTAT